GTTTTTGAAGGTAGCTCAGGATGGGGTACTGGAACTACTCTATCAGCATGGGATGCTGAGTCTATTGAATGTAGTGAAAATGCTAAATGGACTGAAAAAGATAGAAGTCAACAATATGATGAGATTATGAGAAAAATTTCTACTTACTTAAAACAAGCTAAAGTAGATGATATAACTAAATTAAAAAACATTCCAGTTGAAGTAGAGTTTGAAAATAGAACTCTAAAATCCTGGAGAATATTAACTGAAGTATTATGAAATTGAAATTACCAAAAGAAAAACAAGAACTGTATGATAAACTAGCTGAACCTTTAAAAGAAGAATTTCTAGCTGAAATGAATGAAGAGAGAAAAAACTTAATGTTAAAATCTATTACTCTTACAACTTTATTATTAGAAAGTTTTGATGATTTAGAAGAATTTGGAATGTTTAGAGCTAAGTTGAAAGAAAAAGGTAAAATGTTTAGGCATCAAGCAACTTTGTATGTAAAACAAGTATGGAAAGTAGAAGAGAATTTAGATGAAGGTGCAGATTATCTAGTTAAAATGTCTCAAAAAATTGATGAACTGTTTAAATTAGATGAGATATGAAAAATTTAGAAGAACAATTAGTATCATTTGAAACAGCTAAATTAGCCAAAGATAAAGGGTTTGATGAGTATTGTTTTAAAGGATATAGAAATGATACTAAAAGAATAATGTCTTTATCACAGATAGATTTTGATAGTATCTACGAAAACACATCAGAAGAAGATATTTTTGAAGAGTTATTTTTTAAAAACTCAAAAGTTGTAGAAGACTATTCAATTACTGCACCAACTCAATCTTTATTACAAAAATGGTTAAGAGAGAAGTATGATACTATTGTATGTCCTGTACCTAATAATTCAAAATGGAGTATTTATTCTGAAAAATTCTTATATGGGAATGCTTCTAACTTTGATACTTATGAAGAAGCTTTAGAAGAAGGACTTCTACAAGCATTAAAATTAATAAAATAAAACTATGAGATATACAGTATTTGATTTAGAGAGTAATGGTTTATTAGATACAGTAGATAAAATTCATTGTTTATCTTTTAGAATCTATGATAGTAAAGATGAAGTAGCTTCAGGTAGTATTACTGACTATGAGCAAATTAAGAAATTTATGCTCAATCAAGAAATTCTTGTTGGTCATAATATTATAAGATATGATATACCAGTATTGAAAAAAATACTAGGGATAGATGTAACAGCTACTCTTATTGATACTTTAGGTATTTCTTGGTATAACTACCCTGTACCTAAATTTAAACATGGATTAGGTCCTTGGGGAGAAAGATTAGGATTTGGTAAACCTGTTGTAGAAGATTGGGAAAACCAACCTGTTGAAGTTTATATTCATAGATGTGAAGGAGATGTTGAGATTAATTCAAGATTATTTCATGAGCAAATGAATTATAATATGGAAATCTATAAGAACATAGATGATGTACTAAGATTGTACAAGTATTTAAGTTTTAAAATGGATTGTCTTAAAGACCAAGAACAACAAGGTATTGACTTAGATGTTAGATTAGCAGAAGAGTCAAAATTTAATTTAGAATTTGAAGTAGATGAGAAGATGAATAGTCTTTCTCAAAATATGCCAAAAGTTCTACTTAAAGAGCAACCTAAAAAAATGTATAAAAAAGATGGAGAAATCTCAGCTCTTGGAGCAAGATGGAAACAGACTTTAAAAGATAAAAATCTTCCTGAAGATAGTACAGCTATTTATGAAGATGGAAATCCTGGTTCACCAACTCAATTGAAAGAATGGTTGTTTAAATTAGGATGGAAACCTATTACTTTTAAGGTAAGTAAGAATACAGGAAAGAACCTACCACAGGTATCTTTACCTTTTGGAGCAGGATTATGTCCTAGTGTTATAGATATGGTCTCAGAGTACCCTTATTTGGAAGATTTGAAAGGTTTATATAAAGCTAAACATAGGTTTGGATTATTTAAATCATTCTTAGAAAACAAAGATGATAACAATAAGATATATTCTTCAGCTCATGGTCTTACTAATACATTAAGAATGCAACATTCTAAACCAGTTGTAAATTTACCTGGAGTAGATAAATGGTATGGAGAAGAAATAAGAGGATGTCTTACAATACCTAATGATGATTATATTATGTGTGGGAGTGATGTTAGTGGTCTTGAGGACAATACAAAACAACACTACATATATTTTTATGATGCTGATTATGTAAATGCAATGAGAGTGCCAGGATTTGACCCTCATATAGATATTGCAGTACTTGCAGGAATGGTAACTAAAGAAGATGAAGTTTATTTTAAATGGTATAATGCTCAAGAAGAAGCTTATATATTTACTGCTGATGAAAAAGGAAGAATGAAGACTATTAAAGTAGTTAGAGGTCAAGCTAAAGTAGTAAATTTCTCAGCAACTTATGGAGCAGGACCAGCAAAAATTGCAGCCACTCTTAAATGTTCTTTAGATTTTGCTACAAAACTACATACAACTTACTGGAAAAGAAATTGGGCAGTTAAACAGATTGCAAAAGATGTAAGAACTAAGACAGTTAGTTCTAAATTTTGGATAACAAAAACTTTTGATGAAACTATTGATAATGAAGTAAAGAAGATTAAAAGATTAATAGAGATTGAAAAGAAACAAAAATGGTTATTTAATCCTGTTAGTCAATTGTGGTATTTTCTAAAAGAAGATAAAGATAAATTCTCAACTTTAAATCAAGGAACTGGAGTTTATGTTTTTGATTCTTGGTTAATGAAAGTGAGAGAAAAATTGTCTTTAAAAGGAATTAAAGTCATAATGCAATATCATGATGAATTATTATTGGTATGCAAAAAAGAAGACAAAGTAGAAGTAGAATCTATTATTAAAAAAGCAATGGAAGATACTAATGATTTAATCAAACTCAATGTAAGGATAGAAGTATCAGTAGATTGGGGTAAAAACTATGCAGAATGTCATTAAAAATAGAAGAAGTAAGATTACCAAGTAAACCTGAATATTTAATTTATACTATAGCAGTAGGTAAAATGGAAGATAGAGAAACAGTAACTATAAAACATATCTGTGAAGAAATGTTAGAAGAACTGATTATACCTATTACTATTATTACTGATACAGAAAATGAAATGTTTAAGGAAATGGTACTAAATAATCCTGATAAAAGAATAACCCTAACAGCAATTGCTATAGGAATGAAGTATTTAAAAAATTTTGAAGCATGAAAACAAAAGAATTTATAAATGAATTAATTAAAAATAAGTACAAAGAATTTACACCCAATAAAGTTCTTGACTCTTATGCTAGTAAAGCATATCAAAAAAGAGTTAGAGATGATAAAGGGACTAAGTATTTTTTAACTTGTTATTTTTATTCAGAGGAAAGAATAGCTAGTCCTAATGTTAAGGATAATTTTGAGTTTAGTATGCAATTTACTAAAGTATTTAAAGGTAAAAATTATACTATAAATTTAAAAGTTTTTAGTATATCAAATTACATAAACTCTGAACCAAAGTTCTATCCATTAAATGAGATTGAAGAATTAGTTGAAGAATTATTTCAAAAACAAAAATTTGAATATTATGAACAATAAAGAAAAAACAGCATTACAGAAGGAAGTTGTGGATTCTATTGAACCATATACTTCAGGAAGACTATTACTTGCACCTAGAATAGGTAAAAGTAAATTGATTATTGATTTAATCAAGAGAGATAAGTATGATTCAATTCTTTGGGTAACTCCTTCAGCTAAATTAGCTGAAGAAGATATACCTAGAGAATTTGAAATATGGAAAGGAAAAAGGTTTCTTAAAAAATTAACTACTACAACTTGGATGGGATTGGATAATATTCAAGGTCATTATGATTTAGTAGTTTTTGATGAGGAGCAATTCATAACTGAAGCTAATATTAGACCTATTAGAATGGGTTGGTTGACCTATAATAATATAATTTCAATGACTGGTACAGAAACTAGGCATGAAGATAAATTAGCTCTTTACAAAGAATTAGGTTTAAAAGTGATTTATAAAATCTCAATTAATCAAGCTGTAGATATTGGATTATTATCTGATTATTCTATAAAGGTTGTTGGAGTTGATATGAGTCCTGATAAAACTTATAAAGCTGGTACTAAAGCTAAACCATTCTTAACTACAGAAGGTAAAAACTATGAGTATTTATCTAAAGTAATTGATGCAAGTCCTGGAGGAAAAGATAAAATGTTCAAAATCTTTAATAGAATGAGAGCAGTTAAAAATTCTCCTTCAAAACTAACAGCAGCAAAATACTTAATTAACACATTACCAGGAAGAAGACTTATATTTTCAGGTAGTATTGCTCAAGCTGAGTTACTTTCAAAGAATACATACCATAGTAAAACAAATGGAGAAAATCTTAGAAAGTTTAAAGCTGGAGAAATAGATGAAATAGCAATGGTGAATACTGGTGGAGTAGGGGAAACTTACAAAGCAATTGACCATTTAATTATGGTACAAACTGATTCAGATAATAATGGATTAACTTCTCAAAAGATATGTAGAACTCTACTATCTCAAAAAGGTTATGAAGCTACAATTTGGATTATATGTTTAAAACAGACTAAAGATGTTGCTTGGGTTAGAAGTACTTTACAAAGTTTTGATAAAGAAAAAGTAGAATATATAAATTTTAAAGACTTAAAAAATGAAAATAGTAGTAGAACTTGAAGTATCAGAAAATACAAATAGTAGAATTTTTGATTTAGAAGATTTAAATTTAACAAAATCTGAATGGGATTCATTAGATGAAGAAAAAAAAGAAGATGTTATTCAAAATGTTTTAAATGAATCCACAAACCAACCATATTGGATGGTTGATAAAATTAAAGAAATATGAAAAAATATAAATTAATAAAAGAATATCCAGGGAGTCCTAAATTAGGGCATATAGTTACTTGGAATGGAAATTTTTATGATGGTTTTGAAAATAATTCATTATCTTCTAATCAAGTAGAAAATTCTCCAGAATATTGGGAAAAATTAAAAAATTATGAAATAACTGAAGTATCTTATAGAGGAGTTATTTATGATAGATTTGATGGAGAGTTTTATTATGATTCTAATCAAAAAATCATACAAAATCATACTAGTAGAATTTATGTTGCTAGTCTTAATGATTCTGATGTTATTATTAATTCAGTAAAAAGATTATCAGATGAAGAGGTATTTACTGTTGGTGAACCTTGTAAAACATTAATTTCTGATTACAAATCTATTAGAGATTTTTCTGTACATAAAAATGGAGAAATTTATATTAACAAGCTTAATAGAACAGTAGCAGATTGTTGTTTAAAGGATTTAGTTCCTAATGATAAGCATGTATTTATTACAGAAGATAATGTAAAATTACATGTAGGAGAACAATATTATACAGTTTGTTTTAAAGATGTGATTACTATGAAATCTTTCAATAGAGTTAATGGTCCATATTATCTTAAAACTAAAAACTATATTGCTCCTGAATCTTTTGACTATATAAAGTTTTTTGCAAATGAAGAAAAAGCTAATGAGTACTTTTTATTTAATAAACCTTGTTTATCTATTAATGATGTAGCTATGGTATTTACTAGTGCCACTATGAGGTCAAAAACAAGAGATTCAGGATGGTGTAAATACTCTGATGACTTACAAAAGTTAGTTAAAAAACAATCAATAAGAAATGAAAGATGAAAATAAATGAGAAAATACTTGAGATACTTACAAATTATAGTATCTCAAAAGATGATGCAATCTGTTATTTAATTTCTCTCTATTATGGTTATAATCCTAGTTACATTCCTCAGTCTTTTAAGACTAGAGTAGGAAAAACTAGGATTGCTGTTATAGAATATGAAAAAAATGAAGAAGGAGATGATGATTTAACTAATATTAAGGATATTAAATGGAATTTACCTTTATATCAAGGAGCTGAAACAGCTTTTGAATGGGTAAAGACTGAGTATGTCCCTATGTTTAAAGACAGAAATCCTGATAAAGGAGGGAAAGTAAGAGAAGCAACAGCAAGAATGAAGAAATTATTTGCTAAGAATCCTGATGTTAGAAAAGATGATGTTATTGGTGCAACTAGGATGTATTTATTAAATACAAATCCTGATTACATTAGATTTCCACATTATTTTATAGAAAAAGGAGTAGCAGCAGATAAAACCAATGATATTTTGGATTGGCTTGATAAATACAAGTTAACCCAAGATGATGGTACTGGAAGGACTAGTACTAGTAACACAATGCAGTAAGTATGAATTTCATAGAAGAATTTAAGAAAGGACAAGCAGGAGGTAATAAAGGTCTTTCTTTAGGAGAAGGTTTGAGTAATATCAATAAAGCTATCAATGGAGTGCAGAGAGGTAGAATTTATGGTATAGCTGGAGCATCTAAAAGTGGTAAAAGTACATTTACAGATTATGGATTTGTTATAAAACCTTATTTAGAAGCAGTTGCTAAAAATTTACCTTTAGAAATAATATACTTCTCATTTGAAATTGATAGAGTTAGTAAAGAATTTGATTTTGCAAGTCATTTTTTATTTTCTGATTATGGTATTGTTAATATTACTCTGCCTGAAGGAGTAACTAAAGGAGGAGTAAATATAGTACCTTTAACTTCTGACTATTTGAGAGGAAGACTTTTAGATGATGCAGGTAAAATTATTCCTGTAAAAGATACAATTCTTGAAAAGATAAAAGAAGTTTATGAAAAAAGAATAATACCTTTATTTGGAGAATATGGTATTTCTGGTAAACAAATAAAAAAGGGGTATATCACATTTATAGAAAACAAAGACAATCCAACAGGTCTCAGAAATTGGCTATTTGCACATGCTGAGAAATATGGGAAGTTTGTTAGGGAAGGAGGAAAAACCAATAAAAGAATTACTGGTTATAAATCTAATAATCCTGATAAGTACACTATAATTGTAACAGACCACTTGAGAAAGTTATTACCAGAAAAAGGTTTTCAAAAGAAACAAATTGTTGATAAATACATTGAATATTCTGTAGAATTTAGAAATTGGTGTGGGTGGACTTTTGCTCACATTATACATCTAAACAGGAGTATGACAGATGTACAAAGACAAAAACAATTTGGAGACCAACTATTTCCAAGTTCAGATGATATTAAGGACACAGGGAATTTAGCAGAAGATGCAGATTATGTATTTACTCTATTTAATCCTAATGACCAAAGGTATAATTTGCAAAAACATTTTGGTACTCAAATTAGAGATACTAATGGAAATGAAATCTATCCAAACTTAATAACAGCTCATTTAGTTGAGAGTAGGCATTGTGTTTACCCTCAGC